GATACTGATACTCAGATGCAGAGAATCTCTTGAAGTTAGTGATACCCAACTCTTCATATTGCAGTTCTGTGTATTCCCTGCGATCTGGTCGTTCGTCTAGATTCAGATAATATAAAGTCGGAAGACCTTTCAGTTTCATAATTGAGCAAACATTGGACGATCAAGATACATCATTTCTTCCAAACTCTTTTCATTATTCTTCCACCATTCTAACACAGCTGCGTCAGATCGTTTAGCCAAAGCATTAACTCCAGAGCCATCACTCTCAAACTTAGAGTTGGTCACAAACATAGGGAAAGAATAGGTCGTACCGACTTGATATGGGATAAAGTCTGCAGAGTGATAATGATACTCGGGAAGATCGTTACTATACCCGTAGTTGTTCAAAAATCTCCACTTACCATTTTCCATGAACATATTTACATACTTATCTGCATACCTCTTATTGATTAAGATTGCTGCAGCACTATGATTGTTCACTGACCAAGGGGAAAGTGTTAGGGGCATGAACTTCTCACCAATGATATGAAGTTGAACGCAGTCCCAGTTATGAGGTAGACGTTCGATAAACTCTTCCCACTCAAAGTTCAGATATCTTTCTGTATGAAAAGATAAGTCGTCCTCTAATAGAAGAACAACATCAGAATCCAGGTCAAAGAGAAAGTTGGCGATCATCTCAGATCGATTCAACAACACACTATAAAATCTCTTTTGAGTCTTAAATTGAGAATCCAGGACTAACTTTTTCCACTGGGGAAAATTTTCCTCCCCAAAAATGGATCCGTTGCAGCGCCTCCATTTGCGGATCTCATATTTCTTAAACTGTTTCTCCATGTACTCTCGTCTCTCTTCCCTCTCTTGGAGGTTGAGATAGTAGATGGGAGGTAGATTTGATAACTTCATAGACGAACAATCTTAGTCATTTCACCGTCGTTAGGTTTACCATAAGTGAAGAATTCCTTGAGAGTGTAATTATCTCTTTCTTTTTCCCACCAATCATAGTAAAGATCTCTGCAGACAAAGTGATGTTTCTTTGGTACTTTATCTAGGTAAGGATCTTGAGTGATCAGTGGCAACTGATATGTTCTACCTACGAATCCAAAGAAGTGATCAATATCAAGTGAACGAATGCCAGGATATCCAGCAAATCTCCTAAGGAAGAAGTATTTCCCCTGAACAGTATGGATACGAAGTAGTTTCTCTGCAAACCACCTGTTGATCATCACAGGTCCGAATGCACTATGTTTTGTCTTTGGATGAAGGAAGAAAGAAATATATTCCTGCGATTCAAATCCCAACTGAATACAATCCCAATCGTAAGGGAGATTCTTCATCAGGGTTTTCCAATCGAAGTGCCAATACTCGATCAGATCTAAATCATAATCATCTTCCATTAGAATCAGATACTTGTCATTGGTATTCTCTAACCAATAACGAATCATCTCAAGTGTAGAAATAGTAATGCATGTAGATCTATAGTGTTTTTCAGGGATTAGTTCTGGTTTGAATACTTTATCTTTCCACATTTCATAATGATCTGGTTTTAAACTACCAAACCAAAATTTTTGATTTTGGATACCCCACTTATCAAACTGGGATTCCATACGAGCAATTCTATCTGTGTCACAACTCAACCAATATACCATTGGGAGACCTTTAAGTTTATCAGACATACCAAGTAATAATAGAGTATCGTGTTCCAGAAGTTACAGGTAGGATTTCATGTGGGAACATGAAATTTGATGGAAAAAGAATCGCATCACCCTTCTCAAATTTATATACCTTTTCTCTGTTGAAAAAGGCAAACTCACCACCTTCATAGTCATCATTAAGATGAAAAGAACAAGTTACGGATCGTTGTTGTTCTTTGAATGAATCTGTATGTTGAGTATAGAACTCTCCAGTTCTATACCGAAGGAGATCGTAACCAGTATCGATTTCCGTTTCTACACCAGGCCAACGTTCTCTATACTGTTTAATGGCTTCTGCTGCACACTCAAACATTCTAGAGTCCAAATTCTCATACACCATATTTTGATGTGGAAGTCTAGATAATCCAATCATATTACAATTTCGGATATCTTCACGAACATCACCAGCACCAACCGAAGATGGTTCCCAATAAACAGAGTCTTCTGGGAATTCTTTTAGAATATCATCGCACAAATCTTCAGGCACAAGTCCCTTGATTACCATGATATAATCACTAATCATTGATTCACCTCTTCCTGGTTCTACTAAAAGTTTTGGTGCTTTCTGTTCAAAGTTATTTACACCTGGTCGATTCTTATCGAAGTAAGAGTTGACACGTTCACCTCTACTATACACATAATGTAGAAATGCTTGAGTATAGTATGTTCCTGTATAGTTATCTCTCCAGTGTGGTGCATTGCAACCATGATAGAACATGGCATCTCCAGGAGCAAGCATCACAGATCTCTTTTCTCCTCTAGGAGTTTCAATCCATATTTTCCAAGGTCTATCTGCACACAAATTGAGTGTAAGAGAAATCTCACACTCATCCTTATCAGTATGTCGTTTTAGGTCAGAACCATTCTTATACACCCTAGAATAAACATAGGTGGGCAAGACTGTTTCTCCAACAATCTTACTCACCTCTGGTGTTTTTTCACAAAGTAACTCAAGAAAAGGTAAGTAATTGTGAACTGAGTTTGAGTTTACCGCCTGATTATCACCCGCAGCATCATGTTCTTCGCAGAAACTCATGAACTGATAACCCAGTTTTATTGCCCTTTCCTGATCAATGAAGTTTCTGACTACAGTATAATCATTGACTTGGAGTTCAGGAATCATATCTCTTTGAGTAATTCTTCAATGTCATAGTAGATTTGGTTTTCCACTTCTTCTTCCATCTCATATGAACTATCCTCTTGAGTATCAAGAGCATCACGGAGATCTTCGTGCATTATATCATTATCTTCTGTTTGGGGCACTGGTTCTTGATCTAGTGCTCCAATTCCAAGTATATCTTCTGCAGATTCTGGACCATCCTCGTCATCTGCATGAACTAGTTCGGCATATCCTCTATCTGGTTCATCTTCTAGATCAAAATCAATTTCATCTAGAATATCATTTAGTTTATCTTCGTCAATATCGCGAGTTTCGTCATAATCCACAAACTCTAGTTTGGGATCGTCTTCATTATATTCAACAAGAGCACTTAGTTCACATTCTTTTCTGAACTCTTCCTGATTTTTCTCAAATTCTTCTTTTGCAAGTTGATGAACAGTGACAACATCTTTCAGAAAGTCGATATTATCAATAGGAGTAGGAGGTCCTTCTACGTATTCAATCTCACCACAATCTTCTTCCCACTGAATTGCATTAACCTTTCGATCATAATCGTCTGGGTTAAACCAACTCATATCAGCAGGTTGTACAACGAAACCATCAATATAGATGGCTTTATCTTCAATTATTACTGTCAGATTCATCAGAGGACTCCAAAAGATTTTCAAGTGGATTGACTTGAACTGGCATAATTGCTTGCTGTTTCATCATATCCTCGTACATAGTACGATTTTTCTGAGACTCACGAACAGTCTCATTACGGAAAGATTCTACAGCAGCACCAGTCTGTCTTTGTTGTTGAGAATTTTCAATGAGGAGAGTGGGCATCCAACCCACTGCACATCCCCAATGATCAATATCTTGTCCTGTATTGGGATCCATTCCACGAATATGCATATACCATGCACACTTGTGTTCAACACAATCTTTTTTGATCAGAGGACACCAATTACCTGGTTCTTCTTTTTTGAATTTCATCATAATAAAAACTCAGAGATCAGGAGAAACTACAAACTATCACATCAATGTATTGTACGGCAAGATTGATGTTTGAACTAAAACTTGCACTACCACTACTAAATCCATGATTATGTGAAGATGCATTAGTAGTATTGTTACCAGTGCCTGGAGTGCTTCGTGACCATCCACCACCAGATCTTACATCACCACCACCAGGACTCAGTGTAACTGCACCACCATTAGCGTGACTATGAGTTGGAAGTTGGTTTGACGTTAAAGTATGGTTACCAACCGTTCCAGAAATAGGGAAGTTACCAGAAACTGGTTTTGAAGATGGAAATGCACTGGTAAAACTATTTGATCCACCAGTACCACCACCAGATCCAGTTACAACTCTAAGAGCTTTATTATTGTTGGAACTACTTTTTGACCACCCCGTTGGAGCAGCTGACTGAAAGAATATTGAACTAGTTCCTTGTGCAAAAATATCATAATATGAATCTAGTCGAGTAGAATCACTAAAGACAATACCAGTTCCATCTATTTCTGCTGCCATTTTATTTCACGGGATGATAAGGGTTTGCTATGGTTATTTATTATGCGTTGATATCGAAGTTACACTGAATGATATCAATATACTGAACATTGATATTACACGAAATACTTGGACTCGTACCAGATGAACTAAACGGATGGTTATGTTGTGAAGGTCCAGAAATTCCACCAGTAGAATCAAAACTTCTTGTCCATCCCGAACCTTTATTTACATCACCACCATTATACGTTCCGTTTGGATTTTGAGGGAACTGTTGAAGTGCAGTTCCCATAGTGGCATGAGTATGGGCAGGAATTTGATTTGAGTTTAAAGTTCTATTGTCCGTATTACTGTTAGATGAATATGGAAATGTAAAACTTCTACCAGTAAAAGTAGTAAAACTGATACTGCCTCCAGATCCACCACCGTTTCCAGTCACAACTCTAAGCATTTTATCATTGTGGGAAGTACTCTTTACCCAATGAGTAGGGGCAGCTGACTGATAGAAAAACATTGAAGTTCCATCTGGAGTCATCCAACCTCTACTATTCACATTAGTAGAATCACTAAATTGAATACCATTAGAAGTAATTTCCGCAGCCATAATACTTTACCTGTGTAATTTATTTATCGCACTCACCGTTTTTGTTGAACTTTTTACGGCACTTTTTCACTTCCTTCAATTCATCTTTGATCATCTGATAAGCATCTTCAGTCTTGATTCTACCACCAAGTTCCATAGCACAGATGATCTCAACTCTAGTTCCAAAGTGCTTCAGTGCTTCTTCAAAACAGTTTAGTTCTTCGTACATATCATTTATTGATAGAATCCCAGTCTTTCTGGAAGATAGCAAGACCTTCTCTA